CCTGATCCAGGGAAAGAAGCAACAGGATTAACAGCAACTTGGTATAGAGAATCACGATTTGCTTGAGTTGGATTCCATGCTAGTTTAATAACATTTTTAATTACACCACGAGTATATCCTGCTGGTGAATACCATGAATTGGTTGTGTTATCTGTGTAAACACATAGTCCTGCAATGTCACCATTCAAAGGAACCCAAACATATTTGTTATTGTAACGGTCGAATAGATACTTCCATCCAGAATCTGCAAACCCGTATGAACCTGTTGGACCACCAGTTACTGAAGAAAGAGTTGACATCCAAGAAAGAACAGAAGATTGTTCGTTTCCAGAGTTATTAACAACTGAAGTATAAGGTGGTGAAACAAATGCAACAGCATCTTTACGTGTTGCTACCATATTGATGGCATTTGTTTGAACCGCTGTATTTGTATATGGACCAGTCATTACAAGTGAAATAGATGTTTGAGCTGTATCCGTAAAATAAGACATAGCGGTAATAACATCAGCATCCGTAACACTCGTATCAATTCCGCCAGATAGAGGTAGAGTAAAAGGAGTTGCTAAAGTTGTAAAACTTGTGTTTGCAGCTCTTTGGCCCCATGTTCCATTTGTTGAAAAATAATTAACAGGATCAACAGCATAAACATATTTTGAATTATTAAAAATTGCATTTTTGTAATAGTTTGATTGTCCTGTAGAATCTACAGAATCAACTGCTTTGGAAAGATAAGAGAAAGTTTCTAAAACTGTTCCTTTTGTTCCCGAAAATAAACCACCAGTGTCAACAACTGCAATATGAATTTGGTCATTTGCACCACCAACTTGAGAGGTGTTATAACCTGTACTTGGTGCAGAATTGAAAAATCCTGCAAGCGCAACGTTTGAGTAATTTGAACCCGCAACATTGTATAAAGCAATATTCCAAGAAGAAAACTGGCCAGATGCACCTGCATCAATTACAGATACTGTCAATGAATTTCCTAAAGCACCAGGATATCGTGCCATAAAAGCACCGTAACCATTTGCATTACCTGAATTTAATAATGAATATTGAAATGTTTCTTTATTAACAACTTGAGCAGCTGTGCCTGCATCAACAGCATTCAATGTTCCAGAATTTACTGCACGAACAATTTGAAGATTATTTCCGTAAGCTAAGAATGAAGCCGCAGTCCAGAAAGAACTTGCTGTATTCGAATCTGGTTGATTAAAAATGTCAACAAGTGTTCTTTCACTGTCAACTGTTGTAATTGATTTGCCTGGACCCCAGTTAAAGGCTCCTGCATACGCACCGGCTGTAGTCAAAACTGAAGGAACAACTGTTGTTAAGTTGGTTTCTGTTGTAAGTACGCCTGGAGATAATTGAGCTATTTGCGCCATTTGTGTCTTCTCCTTGATTTTATTCTGTTATATGGCAGTTTATACCAATGAATTATTTATGAATCGTTATTTTTATAGATTTCGCATCATGTCTCGCATGAAGGAACCATATGTATCTCCTCCAACACTTGAATCCCACAAATCACCGTCTACTAATTCAAGTTGCATTTGTAAACCATCTTCTACCATCATTTCAGGCAACCCCTCATCATCTACCTGATTCATTGTTTCTAATTGTATTTGCTTACGAATATCATGGCTTACAATTTCTTTAAAATAAGTTTGTGTAGTCAACCATGAAAATATAACCAAACTCATAGCCAAATCATCATTTGCACCTTCTTCTGCCTGAAATGAATTCTTTTCTGCAACAAAGGTGGTCAATTCTGAAATGGTATCAAAATCATTGATTAAAAGTTTGTCACCTTCAATCAACATTTTAAGATTTGAACATCCAATTCTCTTTACTTGTGGAGACATTTTTAAACCCAATTGAATGCCTCTTGCAAAACCAGCTGATAATTGTTGTGGTTTTTTGTTTCCAGTAAACACTTTCCATAAGTTTTCATATTCGTGATCGTTGTGTAAACTATCTGCAATCTGTGGAGTGTTGTTGATTTCTACCAAAACATATGCATCATTATATAACTTTGCAGTATTATAGATAACTGTTGGAAATAGTACAGGCGAAATTGATGAACTGTGATAAGTTGCAACTTGTTTGTATGGGATATTGGATATGTCAAAAACACTGAAAGCAGAACAGTCCATGTTTTTACCTTCTGAAACGTCAACTGTCATGGCATACAGATGGTCTTTTCCGTTATCAATTTCTTTTATAGGTTGTTCATAGATTTTAACTTTATCGTGTTCATAGATTGCGTCCATGTAGACCAACTGTTGGAGTTTTTCACCGGAAATCAAAGTATTTGTAGAACCTAAGAATTCACATTCAAATTCTTGTCTAAACTGTTCTAGTGAAGTATTCTTAATTGTTTCTTCTTTCCATTTTTCATCACGGCCCGGTACCATTGACCAATGAATTGAGAATGTTTTGTAACCGTTTTTCTTACCAATTGCATCCATCCACAATTTATAGAACAGATTCATACCATTTGGAGTGGATACGATTATAATCTTGGTGGATTTACCAGAAGAAATAACAGGATAAACCGAGTTAAAGAATTCGTTTGCAATATTTGCAGGAACGAAAGCAAATTCATCCAAGAAAACTACGTTAAAAGAACCTCCACGAACTGCGGATGATGAAGTTGATGCGGCAATGATCTTAGAACCGTTTTCAAGTTCCACATTACCTTTATTCCAAGTAATAATACCCTGTTGCAACCACATTGGAAGATTTTCATAAGCTAACTGATACTTAGATAGAATGTCTCTTGCAAGTGATCCCTTGTTGGCCAGGACAGCAATGTTCTGTGAGTCTGTGAATAGTGTTAACCAAAGAAGATATGCTACCGAGGTCGTTGTTTTACCAACCTGACGAGGACATTTGGTAATGGCAAAGCGATTCTCATGATACAATCTAATCATATCCTTTTGAAAATCCCACATATTGAATGGTATAAGACCTTGGTCTACGTTGACAATCTTAATGTAATTTTCTGCAAAATATACCGGATCTTTGGCACACTTCATGTATTCTTCCACTTGTTCTTTTGAATACTTGATTTGCACCCCTGCTTTTTTAAGCAGTGGATTATCACGATATGAATCTTTATTAATCATTCTTACCTTTAATTAACTTGTTCAATTCAGATGTAGAACCAACAAATATAGCTTTATCTATGTGAGTGGTACCTGATGCTTGATTTTGTTTATTCATTTCTCGCATTTGTTTTTGTACCGCAAGAAGTTCTTTATTTGCATCTACAACATTTTTTAACAATGTTCCATAAACTTCGAATGCCCTTGGATGTTGGCCTGCTTTTGCAATTAGTAGAATTTCTTCCATTGCATCTTTGCCTTGGTCAATCAAATCTTGGAGATTGGTTTTAGTCTGCTCATAAGCATCCGTTAAATCTTCTTCCAAATTTGAATCTGATATTGCAACTGGTGTTTCTTTTTTTACAACAACTGGTAATTCTGCTTTTGGAGAAATATCAAAGATTTCTTCCATATTTTTTTCAAATGTATTCATAGTTTAAAACTCATAAAAAATAATTATACTACTCCCGTGCCAGCAATAAACCAAGTGTTTGCGGAAACTTGCATTAAAGTTGCAACACCATAACTTGTAACATTATGGTCTCCAGATATTGTATTCCCTGCTGCATATAGAGAAACACTAGCATTTGGTGATACTATAATATTTGCACTTGATGAAGTTCTAGAAACTATCATAACAGTTTGACCATTTGAGAAAACAACACTAGATGTGTCTGGAATATAAACAATTGAATTCGATGATGTTTCATAGTAAAGATGTTTACCTGCATCCGTTAAATTCAACACATAATTTGATGATTGTCTGTTTTGTGGAATTGTTGTTGCTGCACTATTGGCCGCAGCAAATGATGCATTAGCTTGAGCATAAGCTAAATTTGCTACATTACTGGGTGTATTGGCTACCAAGAATGATGCATTAGCTTGAGCATAAGATAGAGTAGCCACATTACTAGATGCATTAGCAGTTAAGAAAGCACCATTAGCTTGAGCATAAGATAGAGTAGCCACATTACTGGATGCATTGGCTGCCACAAATGCAGCATTAGCTTGAGCATAAGATAGAGTAGTCACATTACTGGATGCATTGGCTGCCACAAATGCAGCATTAGCTTGAGCGAAAGCTAAATTGATTGTACTATTCTGAGAAACATCTATACCCAAAATTATAGCCACATTTGAAGCAAGATAATTTAAGTTTGTATTTGATTGAGCATATGCTGCATTTGCAGTGTTGAATGCTGATTGCAATGTAATCGCATTCGCAGTATACCATCCACCAGATTTACTTCCATCATGTACTGTAATTGAGTTTGTATTGGAATCTACAATTAATTCTCCGTTAGCCCCTGTCGTGTTTGCAAGAACGCTTGTTGTATATCTTTTAAACTGTAATGTTTTTGCCATTTTTAAATCCTTGAATTAAGTATTTGGATACTCTGTTATAACGGTGTTGTAAATATAAGGATCAGTTGGCCCATTATCGTTTGTTTCCGTTAATAAATCTTCTGCATTATTTTCTGTTAAGATATCTTCTACTCCAACACCAGTAGATAAATCTTCTCCTGCTGGACCATATTCTGGTGTTGTTGTTATGTTTACATAATCAACTGTTCTAATTGCGTAAGAACTGAATAGCCAAGATGCATTAGAAGTCATACCAATCATTTTTTGGCCAGATAAGAAATTTCCATTCAAAGTATTTAAAACTAATTTTCGATTTAAATTATCCCAAGCCACAACTCTGCCAGTGGCTGTAGAAAAACCAGCAGAAGAACCCTGATACACCAATTCGCCAATCAAATAATCACCTTCTCCCAACGCATTGAGTGTAAATTCAACCGTATCTTTATCTGTTATCTTATTGTATATATTAGTAATTGATGTTTTGATAATGTTTGCGGTTGAAGTTGCACCAAAAACAAAACCCTTGACGGTAAAATTTAGTGTCCAAATAACCATCCTAGTATCTGAAGTATAATCACCTTCATATGTAACATCATATTTTGTATCTTTTAGTATAATTGGAACTTCTTTAACTATACCCATTTCTGGAATCATGTTAACTTTGATAGTATAATCAGGTGCAAAATATGGTAGAATGTGTTCTATAATTTGATTACCGTCTTCAATATTTCTGACATAAAGATATAAAGAAAAATCGAAATCATAAGGAACAGGAACGTATTG